CGTTCTCTTGGAACGGTCAAACTTCATCGGATCTATTACAGGCATGGTAAATTGGTTGCCGAACGTGCGCTCCAGCGCCTGCCGCGTCCGCGGATCCGGCAGTAACTTGAACTGCCCCTCCGTCATGTCAATCGGAGGCGCCGTGCCAGTGAGCAGCTGTTGCAGTTCTTCCTGTGTCATACGTTAACCCCCGCCGCGTCATAGGTCGCCGCGATCGAGATCAGTTCGACGCTCGGCAACGCCTGTTGCGCGATCGTCACCTGACAGATCGGCGCGTGCGAAAAGCCCGTATATCCAATGGACACCCACATCGTATTGCGCACGGTCGCGGTTGCCGGAGCGGGCTGGTCCCATTGCGCGTATTGCAGAACGTCCGGCGCAGACGGTGCGGGCGGACCCGGCGCAGCGGTAGCGGTCCAGAATGTTGGATGCGCGGTTCGATCATCGGCGAACACGCCGGTAGCGGCGCTGGTGTGTGCCACCGCAACGGTCCAGTAAGTGCCTCCGGGTCCGTCGTAGCGAATATTGCCGACCGTGTACGCCGTGCTGTTCGCCCATAGCACCGGCGGCGTCCACGCTGACGGTCCCCACAGCCCCTGATCCCAGACATCGAGCGGGCCGGGATCCGGCGCCGCCGATGGCGGCGGCGGGATCACGATCACATAGTCCGTCGTCGCACTGAGCTGCGGCTGGAACGGCTCGCCCGACCGCGCGCTGAACGAAGCGCGCGCCTGTCGCCACACGATCGTCGCCGACTGCGAGGAGAACATCTCCCAGCCGCCGACCATGACCGCGGTGTAAGGCGTGCCGTCGTCGGTGCCGGTGCGCTCGAACTGGACAATCTTGCCAGCTTGCGTGCCGAAGAACGCATCGGCGCGCAGGCGGCCGAAGCACATCGCGTCCAGACCCGTAAATCTGCACCACGCGCCGGTGGCGACGTTGACGGCACCCATCGTGTAACTGCCGGGAATGCCGCCGGGGTAGGTGACGAACAGCCCGCCGTATTCGTCCCATTTGCACATCGTCCACGGCAGCGCGCGCTTGGCATTCACCTCGTCGCGCCACTGTGGTTTGATTGGTCTGGTGATCGCGGCGAGTTCGAGCTGCGAACTATCCTTCTGGATCGACGCGCTGATCGGGATGATGCCGTCGACGGTGGCGATCAGCACATCACCGCCGATCGGCTGCCAGCAGTTCATGCCAAGAGGGAACGAGGTAGCGTAACGGCCTTCCTGCCGCCAGTTCGCCACCGTCGAAGGATCGCTGCCGGTGAATATCAGCAGCTCGCCCTGATCGGTCATGAAAACGCACTTGTCGTCAATTCCATCCCCGGCGTCGATGCTCCACGTGAAGCCGCACAGCAGCTTGCCGCCTTTCGTGGCGGCACCGGCAAGAGGTATTTGTAAAATACGGCCCTGAAAGGCGTTGGTCGGCAGATACCACGCGTTCATGGTGCCGCCTTCCACAAAGAAGTAGCGGCCGCGGTATTTCCACACGTAAGTCAAATTGTGCCCAGCCACGCAGGACGGCGGCGGCGTGATGGCGGGATCCGCGTTGATCTGGCTGGCGTTCAGCGTCGTCCACGTCGTGCCGTCGAAGTGAAGCAGGAAGTCACCAGCATCGTTGGCGACCAGCATGTGGTCGCCAGCTTGGTTCGCCAGCTGGCTTGCCACGTAGTTGCCAGACAGTTGACCGGTCTTGATCGACACCGGCGTCGACGCGGTGACGTCGTACAGCTTGGTGGCGTTGCCTGCATATAGCCGCTGCTGGTTGCCGCTGATGAAGTTGAACATAGATACGACAGGCGTCGTCTCCGGCAGCTGCGCCCATGTCTTGGTGCCGCCGCGCAGCCGGATGCCCTTCATGGTCGGCATCCAGTTGTCGAGCACCAGCGCCCCGCCGGGCTGCATGAAGCTCTCGTTCTCGTTCAGAACAATTCCTCTGGTCGGTGCGGGCAGCGTCACGGTCTGCAGCTGCTGCGCGACCTGAGCCGGTACTGCCTGCCGCCTGAAGCCTTGGTAGGCGGCGACGTTCATGTCGGCACCGGGAACGGATAGGCGGTGCGAACGCCACCGCCCATTGGCCTGCGGCCGATGATGATCGGTGCCGGGCTGTCATGCCCCATCGCGATCGACAGCGCGTCGGAGTAGGTGCCCATGTCCTCGGCATAGGAGGTGCCTTTATTTTGCTTCCACTGCCATACCATGCCCAATTTCAGAAGCCGCTCATCGAGCCGGAAGCTGTCAGTGTCGGCCATGAAGGCATTGCCGTAGCCACCACTGGCGAGGCTGACGCAGTTCTTTTCCAGATACGGGAAGTAGACGCTGGTATGAGGCACGGAAATCCAATAGCCCGGATTGGCGGCGCGATCGGCCGCAAACGTGCCTGAGCCGCTGGTGGTAGCCACTGTGCTACGCCACAACGAATTGTCGGCCGGATCGCGCAACGTAATGTTCGCGCCGAACACGGTATTGATCGTCCACAATGGAATGCCGCTGTCCATTGTCGGTGCGATCAGCATCTGGCCGCCGAGGATCGTCCACTCTCCGGCGGCGTCGTAGTAATTACGCGCGCGGCGGTTCAGCCACTGGTCGGTGTCCGGCACGAACAGCATCGGGTACAGCGTCTGCGTCGAGCGCCAGACACTGCTGGTCAGCAGCATGCGCTGATAGTCGGCTGGAAGATTGAACGAAGTCTTTACACCGTCGCCGGTGAAGGTGTTCACCTTGCGAAACAGCGTCCAGTCGCGGGTGTCGTAGGCGATGCGCTGCGCCATCTCGTTGGCCAGCGCCAGCATCTCCTGCATGGTGCGGTTGGCGACGAGGTTGGTGGTGACGGACGCGGGCTGTTGAACGCCGACGACGGCGCAGACGTCGCGAATTACGCTCAACAGCGTCATGTCATGCGACCTTGTCCGGCCGTGAGTTCTTGGCCATGCGGCGCAACGCGTTGCGGTTTAACGCGCCGAGCGGTGCCTGACCGGTTTGTTCAGTGATATACGCGCGCAGCTCGATCAGCGACATCTCGTCGAACTCGTCGTCGGTGGAGGCTTCGGCCTCCTGCCGCGCCTTCTTGATCTTCATGTCCTCTTCGAGAACCGCGTTGCGCGCCTTCAGCGCCGCCAGCTCCTCGACCATCTGCCTGTTCGGCGCGGACGCACGGCCCTCTTCGATGAAGGCCTCGGCGGCGTTCTTCATCTCCCTGCCGCCGGGTCCGAGGTTCTTCAGCTCGGCACCTTCGACTGCGGCGAGCTGCTCGATGGTGTAGATGTTCTGCGCCTTCAGCTCGGAGCGGCGACCTTCGGACAGGAAAAGCGCGAAGTCGAGCGGCGTGCCGGTCTTGGTCTGCGAGGCCTTGGCTTTGAACTGGCGATATTGATGCGAGAAACGCTCGGCGTAGCTCTGCTTGGTTTGCTCGCCGGTCATGGGATCGTCGATCCAGCGCGCGAAGGCGTTGGCCGGAAACACTTTGACGTCTTTCGAGCCGGGTGCGCGGATCTCGCAGATCTCCTGATCGTCGAAGATCGGCCGTCCCTCGGCCAGCGACTTCGCCTTGTTCTCGGTTGCGAGATGCTTGAACAGCACGACGAGTAAATCATCAGGATCTTGAACGGGCATGGGTAGTCCTTCCTTCCTTGTTGAAACGGTCCGGGCCGCCTTCGTGGAAGGAAGGCAGAACGACCTACACGTCAGCGGCCCGGTGTACGCGACAGCCTTTGCGTTGTTCGGCGCTAGGCGGCCGGGTTGCTGTCGTACATCCGCCAGTTGAACAGTGGATTGGTCATCGTGAGTTCACCCATCCAGCCGATAAATTGGGCGATCGCATCTTTGTCGATCGGCATCTGACCGTCGCCGTCGAACAATTTGTCGAAGTTTCTGGCGCTGTTGTAGCGAAGCCGCAGCGTGTCGGTATTGATGCCGAACGTCGTGTTCGCTGGCATGTTGGAGCCGATGCCGCCGTCGAGCACGATCTCGGCGCGCTTGCCGCCGCCGATGTATTCGAGCGCGCTGAAACCAAGCTTGCCGAGGCTTGTCTCGTTCTGCTGGCGCTGGATCGCCACTGTCGCGGCATCGTAGGCCGCGTAGTGCTCCGGCGACATAAGGAGAAGATCCGCGTAGTCGCGGCCGCGGCTGCGCTGCGTCATGACGTAGTTCAGCATCGGGCGGATCGTGGTAGACGAGACCTGCGTGCTTCCCGAGAGGAAGCTGTTGGCATCGAAGGTCGCGGTGCGCCAGATGATTGCGCTGCCGCGATCGATGCCGCCATAGACGCCTGTCGTGTTCGCGATCGGGATTGCGGTTGCCAGCCCGGTAATTTGTTTGTTGCCGTTGGCGGTGCCGTCCGAGTAGATGCCCTGATCCATCGCATCTTCGAGGGCTTTCTCCGCGGCGGAGATGTAGCTCTCGTAGACGTCCATCAGCTGGTTGTCGCCTTGGTTGTTGAGGATCTCCTGATAACTTAGGATAATCGGAATGACGACCATCTTCGGATCGAAGAACGCGTCATTGAACAAATCGATCGCGGGGTTCAACAACTGGTCATAACCGCTGTACCATTGCGCGGATTGTTTTCCTATCTGCAGGGTCTGGCGAATTTTCGGACCTGAGTAGGTCTGCCAGAGACCCTTCCTTCTCATGACCGCGAGCAGGGCGTTGTTGTTTGAGACAAGATCCTCATAGCCGGACGATCGATCCTCGATCGCCATCGACAGGATTTGCTGGTAGGCCGCATTACTGGTGACGTTGGGCATGGTTGCCTCTCCAAAGGGTTCAGATCTGGCCGTTCAAACGCGCGATCGCGTTCGCAACAGCTGCGCGAGGGGTTGGACTTGCCGTCCGCGGTCGCCTCGAAGTCCCGTTGGCCGGGCCTATCTCGTGGGTGCCGTGGATCGAACGATCCGGTTCTCGGGTCTGAGCCGATGTGGAGCGGGTCTGAGCCGCGTGTGTGGCCGGGTAGAGACGCTCTGCCCGCCGGTAGGCCGTTTCGAGATCGAAACCGAGCTTCAGTTCCTGCTCGATCGCGGTCCCGAGTTCGTCAAAGCGCGGGTGACTGTCGGCGAAAACATCGATCGCCGAACGCGTCTGGACGAACTGCTGCTGAGTATGCATCTGCTGCACGGTCTGGCGCAAGCCTTGGATCTCCTGATGCAAGGCGCCAATCTGATGCGAGGCAGCCTGCTGCTGGTTACCCATCTGCAGCTGGCGGAGCTGGTCCGGGGACTGTGACAGGACGTGATACGCGATGTCGCGCAGCCCGATCTTCTGGCCGTCCGGGGTGCGCAGGTTCAGATTGTTGACGATGACATCCAGACCCGCGACCGGGTCCGCGCGCAGCTTCTGTTCCATGCCAACATAATTGGTCAACGCCTGATGCAGCGTGGTGCCCTGATCCGACGCCATCTTGTGGAAGTGGCGGATCTTGGTCATCTCGTCGAAGTCGCCTTTATATACGCGGTACGCCTTGACGAACTCCTCCTGCATCCGGCCGACGTCGCCGCGCACGCTCTCGGGCGTGCCGTGCCAGTCAGCCTTGGCCTGCTCGCTCATGCGCTGCGGCGGCACCGCGTAAGGCGCGTTCGGCGCCAGTTTGCGGACCGGCTGTCCCGGTTGCGCGCCTTGCGCAACATTTTGCGCACCTTGCGTTGCGGCTGGCGCCGTGCGCGGCGCGAACCGGCCGCGGTCGCGCGGCTGCGCCGCGGACGGCACCGCGGCTTCCGCCTGCGGCCGCTTGCGGAGGTTGAGGGCCTCCGGCTTGGTTTCTTCCGGTGGCTGGTTGTGCCCGGGCTTGGCCTCGACGGCTGGTGCGGTCCGCTGCGCGGGCCGCTCGCCCTTCGGCGGCGGGGTATTGGCCCGGTCGAAGGCGCGCTGGATGGCCGCGCGGCGGCCCTCCGCCGCGTCAGGAGGGGTCGAGGGGGTCTGCGGGCCGACCGGGTTCGGCGAGTTGATCGGGTTCTGGTTGATCGGCACTTCAGTGCGAGGGGTGGGGTTAGGCTGCGCCTGTGCGGGTAAGGGTGCCGCAGTAGTAACTGTCGTGTCAGACATGGTTTTTTCCTTCCGTTGCGGACCCTTGGGCCGCTATTTTGAATTTACGTTACCCGCACGGACCTGCTCGACGGCCTTTCGGATCGACGCGCGTCTGCTTTCGGATGCGGCGCGGGACTGTGACAGCTTCGCCCTCGGCTTCGGCTTCTCGTTGCCAACCTCGATCAGACCATTGGCCTTGCCGACTGCGCGGAACTCGCGCTTGGAGGTGTAGAACCGCCCGTCGACCTGCTCGACCGGGTCCATGATGTCCGAGATGACGTAAGGCAGCGGCAGATTTGAGCGCGCCGCTTTAGGTGACGGCTTCTTGACCCGCCACTTGCCCGGCTCGACCTCGACCAGTTCGATCACTTCGGGTTGCCTCCGATGGTGGACACGACAACAAAGGTGACCGGAATGCCGTTGGCGACTTTTGTGACGGCTATTCCATAGCCGCTCAGGCTCTCGGTGACCGCCATACCGCGCAGCGGGGTGGAGGCGGTAACGTCAGTTACCGCCAGCCCGCCGCTCGCCACGGTCCTGACCGCCGTGCTCACTTCTTCCTCGTTGTGGATGACCTCGCGATCGGCAGGAACGCGAACTCGACCGGATCCGAGATCTCCGGCCCGTTCTTGATCTGGACCTGCACCGTGGCCGGTTCCGCCCACAGGCTTGGCTTCACGCCTGTGGACAGCGTCTTGGCCTCGGCATCGAACGTCGTCGGCTCGTCGTGCCCGGCGAAGTGGATCACGCTGTCGTTAAAGAAGTTTTCGCCGG